TCCTGTCAGCTCTGACAAAGCTCCGGCAACACTCATAGCAAGAGCCGGATCTGCTTCCAGTTGCTTCTTTACCTCTTCCGGATCATGAGCTATGTTAATAAGCAGGTTACGATTGGCGGCCATAATATTTCTGGGAGCTTTATTAAAATATTCTTCCAGATGGTGACGGTTTGGCTGCTTAACTTTAATCTTTAGATCTTCAACTTCAATTGTGTATTCTGGCATTTGTTTCCCCTTTTTTTCAGTTTAAATTAAGAAATCTTCATTAGTATTAACATTTACAAAAGTTATTTCACTGTTTACAATTTTAATTTGTTTGTTTTCCGGAATCTGTACATCCTCTTTTTTGATAGCCTTTTCTTGCATTTTTCTGCAATTACCGATGTAATAGTTGCTTTCTCCCATAATATATATTGTTATCATTGCCGGACTCCTTCTATAACTGCATCTGTTATCGACCAGCCTCTATCAGTTAAGGTTTTAATAGCTGGATCTGAATTTGAAGTCCTGGTGTTTTTGCTTATATCAAGTGTACCTCCCTCCTGACCTGCTGTTACAATATTCTTTAGTGTTATATCCATCTCCGAAGAGGAACATCCTATATTATGAAGATGAATTCTTTTTGAAGTGATAGGGTTTAAAGAACCTCTAATATGAATACAATTACCTAAATTCAGATAAGAACTTAAATTTGGCAGGTCTGCTAAATCACCTGTAATATTAGAACAATCATACAAAATCAAGTAATTACTTAAATTTGGCAAATCCGCTAAATCACCTGTAATATTAGAACAATTATATAAATTTAAGTAATAACTCAAATTAGGCAGATCAGTTAAGTCGCCTGTAACATCAGAACAATTATCTAATCTTAAAAAATGGTGTATATCAGGTAAGTCTGACAGCTTTCCCCGATAATTAGAACCTGTGGTATTATCTATTTTACATTGTAAACTATTTGCAAAATCTCCCTCCAATACAACTCTCCCTTTTCTTGTCATTGTGTATTGCGGTCGTTCGGCAGTACTTGTAGTGCCATCCGGAAAAATCCATTTACGATGATTTAAATTTTTAGCACTGAAATCCATCAATCCTTTATCCATGAAAATAGTAAACTGAGTCGTTTGAATTGGAGCATGCACACTATTTACATGCTCCATAATTTTATTATTCTTCGGTTCAAATCGGGATTCGGCCCATGCTTTGATTTTAAGACCTAAGCTATTTAAGAAAGACATAAACTTACCTGATAGATTTATAAAGTACTTTGAGAACTGCCCGATCCGCTAAGTGCTTGTTCAAAAGCAGACCATTCCGTGGAAGTTACGGTTAAACTGTTGGCAGAGACAGGGACATCAGGCAAGAACTTTTCATCAATCAAGGCTTTTGCATCCAATCCGCAAATCCCGTTGGCAGAACCGATTTTAGCATTTAACTTACTATCTGTGACGATAATGCTCATCTGTGACTTATTGATAAAAGTACTGTCTGCCCAGGACTTTATGCGTGTTCCCAGATCATTAAGAAAAGCCATATTTATTACTCCTATTTTATTAACTATTCAACATTTGCTCGAAATTCAACCAATCTTCCCGTTCAAAGATGATATTTTCATCCGGGTGCTCATGAGTGGCTATCTCTCCGGTCAGCTTGTTTTCAATTTCCATCTTCGTAATATCACTATTTTTTTGAGCATCTGCCGGAGCGTGTGGTGTTTGAAGATGCTGTTGCACCTCTTTAAAGCTGTAAGCAATACTGTTTAAAACTGCAATTTGACTGCTTTTTACCGCCGTTAACTCTCCATCATTACTGATATTTAGAGGTTGATCACTACCATTTTCTTGATAGTTAAGTGGTGTATCATTTACCCAGAATACAGAGCCGGCAGGTTTTATATTTCGTATTGTTTCTAATTGTAGTTCTGTTATACCTGGACACTTTATAATCACCTGTCTTATTGTTTTCTTTGATTTAATCATCATTGCCCCTTTGCCATCTTTTAATCTCAAAACAGGGATATTATTCATATTCGGATTGATGATGGAGAAAGTGCGAGCTACAAAAGAGGAAGTATCAATTATTTCAGCTGACGGTAGATACTGTTTCAAATCTGCCGCTGTAGCACAAAAACGAGATTTTTCCAGGGTCTCATCATACAATTTGTTAAAATTCTCAAGATAGCTTTCTACCCCTTTAAATAAGATTTCAAAGAGAGCTTTCATCTTTCTTTTTTGTAAAACTGCCGGAATAAAGGTAAAAAAGAAGTTTTTTTGATTACAGCGAAGAAGCATTTATATAACCTCCTTCTGATTGAAACTTTACTGCTTTAAGGGTGGCAAAAGGGATGTTGTAAGCAGGGCTTACAATCTTAAAGTCTTTAAGTTCCGGAACTTTTGAGAGTACGAAAGCAGTTAGCCTGCTTAAATAAACAAACTCTCCGTAATTAATGGAGGTGAAATACTTCTCACAAGCTACGGTAATGGCTGATTCGGTGTCTGTTTGCACAACTGAATCATCGTAAACTGCATAAGTAACAAGAATGGTAACTTCATGAAGGCGTATGTTGACAGTCCAAACAGGATAACCAAGCAGTTTCTTTTCATTGATGACACTTTGTATTGTATTTATTTCGAGAGCTGTACATGGTGTATTGCCGGCTTTGAAAGGAGAGAGAAACAGTCCTGAAGCAGATTCCCGGTGATGTACTTTTGTAACTTCCGGCAGAGTTTCTTTGATGATTTGTTCATAATACTCCACTGTGCCTGCCCTTCTCTTTTTTAGTTCTTCATCAATATTACTTTGAAATAACTTGAAATAGCCGTAAAGTCTATGTAGCCCAAAGGCAAATATTTCGAGCATTAATTTCCAGATTGCATTTGGTTTATCACTATTAAGCTCCGGAAGTAATTCCTTTTTCCTTTGCAGAAGCTCATCATATATATCAACATATTCTTTCATTTTTATCCTATTCTGTATTTATCCTGCATTCCGCCACCTCTCCTTTTTTCACTACGCTGACAGTGGCTTTTTGCTTTAATAGTTTTAGATTTAGACGAATACGGCGTTTTAAATCAATTATATCGCTTGAAGAAAGATCTCCGAGAATAAGACTCTTGATACCAATACCGAGTGGAGGATAAAACAACCATTCCCCGGGTCTTGTATAAAGAGCTGTTTCAACTGCCTGTTTTTCATAGTTTTCTGCAAAGGTAAAATCACCGTTTTTTATATCTAAATCAAAATTTGAGTCAAGGGCAAGGTCATTCATTATTGCACCGTAACCGAAACAAGACAGGAGATAGGGCTTACACTTGGAGCAGAAGCCATACCTGCCCCTACAGTCACCGCCCCAGTCGGGATGACAGCTTCTACCTTGATTTCAATATTATCGACAATAGCTTTTGCTAATTTGGTGGCAAAATCATCTTGACTTTTGATCTGGTTAAGTGCCACTTTTATTTTATCGCCTGTAAGAGGCATATTTCTCTCCTTGATGAGTAATTCATCATTTATACTTATGATTTCGCTTTTACTGTCATGCTACAAGGGATTTTAGCACCGGTTACAAAACAAACAGGCATACTCATCTCTGTTACCACTCCGGACCCTCCTTTACCAAGAGAGATGTCACCTGAAGCATCTATCATAGCATCACTACATTTGATTTCTGCTTTATTAATCGCTGTAACCGTTAAATTTTCGCAATTTGCCACTATCTCCTTACATTCTACCGAAACGGTGGCAAAGTCGCTTATTTCGGCTTTTTGCCCCCCTTTTAACAAGACGCTGTCATCCTCTCCGATGATAACGGTAAAACCGGAGGCTTTTTTAAAGACGGTTTTATCAACTTCGAGAGTCATAATACAGATCGGCAGTGATCTGTCTCCGTCGGCAAATTCCAAAAGTACGGTTGAGCCTATTTTCGGTATTGTATAAATACCAAGATCAGAATCGTCCGTTAAAGCTTTAAGCCTAACCTCCGGAATCTCCTCTCCGCCATCATCAGGCTTGACAGAAATTACACCTTTTGTTTCATCAACAGCCATACAGACTCCGGTTACATGTAAGTCCGGCAAGGTTACAGCTTTGCGGATAATCTCAATTAAAGTACTCATTAGGCTTCCACAATTTGACTTAAAATTATAAACTCCACATCCACAATTAACTCTTTATCCCCTTGCTTTCCCTTACGATCAATGGAAGTTATACTGCAATCAGGCAATATATCAGTTGTCATCGGCTGATCTTCATTTTTGTAGCTGACTGTGATTGGAAAAGGGGGTAATTTATATAATCCGCCAAAAGGCAAAGCTATATTTTTTATCTTGTTGTATTCTGTTTTGAGAAGGGACAACTTACCACTTGCTTTATACTTACCGGAACCATAGGCAATCGGGACATTACCACGACCGTAAATTGGTTCTTTATCCTTTTCATCCTTATAGGTTATCTCCTGAATCCCATCCAAGATAAGGCCGGAGATAGTGGTGGTAATACTTTCCCAGTCATAAGTCGGGGAACAATACTGAGATCTACAATAATAGTTTCCGTACCTAGAAAATCCTGATCCAGAGGAATTGTTACGACAGCTTCCGTTATCTCTTTGGCTGCTTTCATACGGTTTAGAGGTACAATACCTTGGGATTCTAAATCTTTCATAGCAATCTCAAGATCATCTCCACTAGCCGGAAAATCTGCCAGTAAACTAGGGAGCATAGCACTCCTGCTTTCTCTAATAGCTTTGAACATAGTTCGAACGGTACGAATAGCACGATAATCACTACCAAGGGGAGCAAAAGTATTATCGTAAGTGATATAAAAGCCGGATATTCCGGTAATAGATCGGGAAGTTATCAGTTGTTTACTGTTCAAAGTTTCTATTTGTGTTTCATTAAAAGCAGCATTACCAACCAGATATGTCGATTCTTCCTCGCTGTAAGCTATATGGGGAGCTAAACCCAGACTATTAACAATTCTGTTATATCTTACAAATCCGGCACTTCTGTTAACAGGTGATTTAGCCAAAATTCCCATTAAGGCCGCACCTGTTCTGCCAATCCATTTACGACCGGAACCATCGCTATAATACATAAATCCGGCACAAACGGAGACAAAATCAGCATTTAGAGATTTGAAATCTTCCAGAATAGCAGTTATAAACGAATTACTATCTTTTATCACCTCTGCCGGAGCATTGCTATCAGGTACAAACTTAGCCTCAACAACAAAAAAACTGGGGCGGTGATTATTAAACCAGGCATCAGCCTTGGCTTGCAGGGTCGTGGCAAAAATAGAAGTTACCGGATCTGCCACATATACGCCACGAATATCATCATTTTCCGTCAGACTGTCCACAGCGAGAGCAAGCTTTTCATTTGTACCATTTTCTGCCCTTACCAGCCACAATCTGCCGGCTCCGTTTTGAAATGCACATTCAGCAGCTGATACCAGGGTATTGTTTGGTAAATAATCAGCATTTATCTCAAATTCACCAAAAATATCTTTCACATCTGTGATATTACCAAAAACAAGTGGTTTATTGATTTCCCCTTGCAGAGCTGTGCCTATAATAGCAAATATGCCATCCTGTTTTGGAACGGCAAGCCCCAACCCACCATTTATTATAATTGATTTAACATCGGGTAATCCCATGTTCTCTCCTTTGTTTCACTATATCGTTTCCATTTTAGAACCGGAAGATTTACCATCCCAGTAAGCAGGTCCGCCGTAATCTTTGACAATATCACGATATTTGGAAGCCCATTTTAGCCGTAACCGTTGTAACCAAATCCAGCCACCTTTATTAAGCACAAGACGAATCATATTGTTATGAAACACTCTGTCTGCCTCCTCTTTATCCTGGATAGTCTGTCCAAATTCATACATAAAGTCATGTATATTACAGGCCTCCGTAATATTACAACCAAAGAGGTTATCCGGAATAAACCAGCCCATTCCGGCAGAACCGCAACCATTGCAGATCGCCTCTTTAGTTTCTTTACTTAATTCCAAATAAGCCTGTGGTTTATATAATTCAAGCATAAGGTTTAATTATCTCTCACAGTTACACAGTAGCCGGATTCCATAATCTTACGACCGTAAATTGTAAAAAGCTGTACAACATCCTGCCCATAAGATGTATCGTAAGCACTCTTTGCTTTCATTTGAGCTTGAATAGCTGTAGCAATACCCTCTTTTTGAAAGAATAAAGCTGTATGCTTATCAGTTGTTTCCCCTGTCAATTCACCTGTAGCTGATACTTTTGGCAAAGCCGGCAGCAAATAAACAGAAAAGCCGTAAACAGTACCGATCAATCCTGTTTTGAGAGGGCTCTTATCACCTCCAAAACCAATCTTTTGATAATCAACAAAATCAGCAATGCCGCCCAGATCTTTATAACCTTTGGCATCAACAACCAAAATTCTATCTTCCATATCGGCATCGGCATCATTTAAATATTCCTGAGCTCCCAGAATAATCATTTTGGTAAGCTTATTTACGCCTGAAGCAATATCTGAAAACTTTACCTGTGCTTTAGCACCGGTAATGATCTCTTTAGCCACCGAAAGATCAATTGCCCTACCTGTTTTGACACCTGCTTTTTTAGTGTATTTCTGCATCAGAGCACTATTTGCCTGCACCTCGTCCACAACTCCGACTCCAATCGTGATAACAGCTTTTTTATCGAGAAGAATCTTCGAACTTTTAGAATTGTCTGTCTTTTTGATCTCGTATTTATCTGCTGTTTCATCAGCAATACTGAGGCTGTCCAGACTGGGAACTATGATACTGCCACCACCGCTTTTAATACCTGCTTCGTAGCTCCTGTCTGTCAGATCAAACAGGTTTTTCCTTTTTTTTAATTCGCCGAGGGTTTGCCCCGACCAAATATCTGCTATAAATCCTGGCACAATATTCTCCTTTTATTCTAATTTTTAACCATTATAAAATTCAGCCTTCAGTTCTTGATACTTATCAGGATGTTCAGCCTGAAATTTTTCCATTTTTTCTGCACTTTTAAGTAAAGTAGCAAACGAAATAGTTTCTCTTGAATCACTGTCTGTTGTATTTCTTGTTTTAGCCAGTGTTTCAACCTGCTTTTCCAGTTTTTTAACTGTCTTTACTACCGTATCATAAGCCTCTTTTTTTACATAATCGTCATGAGATTTATTCTTTTTAGCCTCCCCGGTCTCTTCATCTTCAGTATTATCTCCTTCATCTTCTTTTTTCTTAGGAGTAAAACCGTATTTAGCTTCAAGCATACTGATTATTTCAGCTTCTTTCATATCGCTTTTTTCCTCTTTTTTAGTTACATTTTTAAAATTTAATTTTTCAATCAAACCGCTTAGCTTATCAAAAGCAGCAGACCAAACAAAATTTCGAGCCTCCTCATCCTCCTTTATATTTTCTTTTGCTTTGCGAACCTGCTTTGCTCTGCCAAAAATTGAAACACCGGTAAGCTTCTTTTCCTTAGCCTTCTGACATAATTCAGAATCGGCAGAGATATCAAAAGCAGCCTCCCAATTGCCGGTTTCTGCTATATGAGATTCTACCACAATCACATTCTTGTTTACAATAAGATTATGATCCTTATCAATTCGATTAAGAGTACCGTTTTTCATAAAAGCATGTGCAGCCTTACGAATTTCTTTAGCAACTACAATTTCATCATCACTATCTTTTTCACCGGCGGCCATAACTGTAACATATAAAATTCCTAGTTCTTCATCAAAACTCTTGATTATAGGTTTAATCTCTACTTTATCATCAGTGCTTTTAAACACAAGAGGTTTGCCATTGGCCGGTTGTGCCGGCCATTCCAGAATAGAGATAAGATCAACTTCAATATCTTCTAAATATGTTTCCACACTTACCCCCTTACAGTTTATAGCCCTTTTTTAAGAGACGGTTTTCAAATTCCAAAAATTCCTTTTGAAGCACCTGCTCTAAGTCACCCCTGGTGATACCACTTCCTTTATCCGCCTTATCTTCTAATTCAAGAGTTAGTTTAGCAATATTCTCCTCAATTTTATCAAGTTTACTATCCCGTCTTTTCATCAGATAAAAAAGATACGCCCAGACCATAGAAATTATAGTCACTAGAACTTTTAATTCCATACTGATTAGATTCTCCATTTTTATTTTTATATTTGTTATAAAAAAAAGATACAATAAAAAAACGGCTTAAAAAAGCCGTTGAATGAGATGAATGAATTGACTGAATTGAGTAGTTTTGAATGGATTGAATCTTGACAAAAAAAGAAATGATTCAAATAGATTTAGGCGTAAATTGATTCAAAAAGAGTTACTACTGTAGTTTTTTTTATATACTCAATGAGGTCAACTCCCGATATTCGGTAGCCGACCCCTTTATTATGTGTAATATGGCGGGCATAACATCGCCGTCGCATAGTGGCTTCGCTACAGTCAACAATGGCCGCCGCTTCACCAATACTGTATTTTCTCTCAGGATCTATTCCATATTTATCAATATATTTCCGATTCTTTTCCACATATTTTTGCATATTTTCAGTCATATTCCACCCTTTTTTATATAAAATTATTAAATTCGCATTTTTCGCGGACAATTCCGTTGTTGAGCAGACACATAGGTCTGCCCATACCATTTAACAATTAATCCGCCACTTCCGGAAACTTCGAATTCCCCCGTTTTAGGTATTTAACAGACTGTAAATGTTTTGTCCATTTACGCTTGTATGAGCCTGTTTTTTTGCTATACCCCCCATAAAGCTTATGTTGTACTTCCAATAAAAGTTCCCCGGCTGTATAATCTTTAATACCCCATTCCGGTAAGTTGTAAAGCCCGACAAGCTTATTGTCAAGCCCTTTTTCAAGAGCTTCATTAATAAATTCCATACCGGCTTCTAACCACAAACCAACAAGTTCTTTGTTTTCATTTATTTCCATTGCAAAAGTTGGTGTAAATATAACTTCCAGGAACGGATCATAACCACATCTTGCATTTAATATTTTTTTTCTATTTACAGGAGCAAGACTTATACTATCAGCTCGCAGATAATTTATCTCCAAAACAACATTACTCATAAATTTCAGCTCCTTCTTTATTTTTAAAATAACTCTTAACATCTTTAAATTTCTTAGGATTACCATAAGCATTATAATAGGAAGTCCATACAGCATTATCTCTCATAATAACAATATAATTATTCTTTCCGGTGATAACAAGATCACCATTCGGCTTTTTTGCTTTAAATGCGGGCTCTCTTACAGCACCGACTATTTTTGTATAACCGGTAGTATCTTTTTTACCATTCCGTAAATGTCGACTTGTTGCTATTCTATCTTTACAATGATTTATTGTATCTTCAGTAACCACAAACTCCTTACCTGTATTATCCAAAACAGAATAAACTATTTTACTTTTTTTCTTTTCCGGCGGATTATATTCTCCATACTGCCCTCGATCAAGATAGTGATAGGTTCTGCCGGCTTTTGCTATATTAACCTTCTTACCGCCACTCACAGTCATTGGTTTAAGCGTTTCCTGATAAGATTCGATCCGACACTCACACCGGAAGTGAAAGGAGGGTAACAGCCCCGGAAGAGGCTTTTTGTTTGGTGCGGTTTCTTCCGTTTGCCAGGGCAAAGCCTTTTTCATGCCGGAGATATCACCATTTCCTGAAGCTTTGTAATAGTTATCTATCCGTTTTTTGGCATCAGCTACAGCATAGACCTGGGCGTGCATCCGGCGACAGATAGGACAAGTTCGTTCTGACATTCGGGAATAAATTTTATAGTGTGTTATGCCTATTCTTTCAAACTTTTCAATCTCGGCAAAGCCTTTGGTTCTGGTGGCATGACCTTTAATAAAACCATCCCAATACCTATCTTCTCCGTATCTATCTGCGATATCTTTTGGTACCAGGTTGCCGAATTTACGATGTAATAATTTAGCTGTCTGATCTCTGGTAAGTTTCAGTTCCCGGGCTTTGATAAGTTCTGCGGTAATATCCTTGGCTACATTAGAATTAAGAGCATGGTTTTTCATCCAGACATGATTACCTTTTGTTAACTGTTTAATAGCACGATAATCAGTCATATTAAGATTAAAAGCTGTAATATTTGCATTTTGATCAGGTGTAAATGCCGGATTAAGTGTTTTTTGATAGTACAATTCTGTTTCTGTAAACATTTCAGCTTCAACAGCAGTGGCAAACTCAGTTCCCAGCTTCTCATTTAATATTTTTTCTGCCTGATCAATATCATTCTCTTTTAATTTACTTTTACCACCTGACAGCTTCTCTATAACTTCATAAGCGGCGAGTTGAGCAACTGTGCCATAAGATCCACTTAAAAATTGTTGCAGTTTGATAACCAGCTTATCATAGGCAGTTGCCTTCAGAAGAATCCGAAGGCAATCGTCCACAATAGCCAGGGCTTCTTTATTCTCCCTGTTCATCTTTTCTCCTTTGTTTTATAAAGCGGAAAAATTTAAACTTTTCTTTTCCCAAATACCTGTTTTTTCATCTTTTACACTAAAGACAAAATACTCTTTACTCCCTTCAATAATGATAGAATCGGCAATTAACTCCATAGCTTCCTTCCAATCCTTATCATCAAATTTAATGGTTCGTAGTTTTAAAATCATCTTGGTGTCAAGATTTCCTTTCTTATCTGTTTTAAACGCCCGATCAATAACAACTTTGATCTTATCGTCACTTTCTTCACTCCATCTCTTTACGCATTCATCAATCATATTTTTAGCGATTTGCAGATTTTCGGTAAAAGCCAAGCGATTACTAATATTAATATCAATTTTCATGGTTTGTGAAAAATCATAAAGGGTAGTATTTCCCTTCCAATCCTGATTGAATTTAGTGGCGATCTCATCTAGGTATTCATGAATAAGGGTACTGATAGTCCCTTTCTCCTTTTGAATCTTCATACTAAGCTTTTCCACAACTCCAAATACCTTACAAACCAGCTTATCACGGCAGACTGCCTGCTTATCAATATACTTAACCGGAATGGAGTTACCGTCCGGATCCAGCCATTTAGCATTTTTACCTTTTCCAATTTGTTTAGCCATGTTTACCTCTCTTTTTGTTTTTTTATAGCATTTTCCCATGCTGTTATTTTATCTTTATCTTCAGTCAGGATATAATAGAGCAACCATCCTTCCATATCATTTAAATCACAAAACCTTTTATTTAAGCGGTTTTGGGCTATGGTAAGGATACTGTTGTGATCCTGTCCTCTTTGCCAGCCTGCCTTATGAATTAACTTATTGACAACATTTGACATCTTTATTTTTTCCGGAGGCTTACACCATTTTCCATCATTGTATATCAAATTATCAGCAACATGTTTTGCCAACCATTCATAAAGCTTAATCCCCTCTTGTGGTGTAATAGTTTTGTAGTCCCTATTTTGCCGATGACAAATTGTTTTCAGCATTTCATGGCCAATACCGGCTCGTTTGGCCATCCCATGAAGTTTTTTGTTTAGTTCAGCTGAAATATTCATAATTGAATTCTCCTAATTACTAGACCATATCAATTTCTTTGGATTGTCTTTGTAACTAATATGGATCCATTCTCTACCGTTTTTTCTTTCATAGATACACTTATCAAAAGGGATGTCGCTGTTGAGAAGTATTCTGTAGATTTGAAGAGCATTGCCAACAGTAGGCACAATATCTGCCGCTTCCCCCTTTAAATGTTGGCTATCTTTAGCTCCACCCACAATTTTATTTAATTCAGGGCAACGATATCCGGAAGTAACAATAATACCGCTTCCCATCATTTTGCGGAGTGGTTCTAATACGAAAATACATAACTTCACAAGAGCCGGAATATAGATTCTCGGTATGCGGTTATTGATCCCTTTAACACTTGTTCTTTCAAATTCTCTTAATCTAAAATTATTAGTTAGCTTCATATTCCCCTTTCTTTTAGTATCCTTAAAAATTCATTAACAGCCTTATTACCGCCGATTTTGATCGCTTCCTCAAAAAACGGCTGAGGCTTTTGCCCTTTACTTGATTTGCGTGGTCCAAAGCCGGGAATATTCAAAGCCTGCTTATTTTTGGGTTTTATCTTCCTCTTCTTTGGTCCGAAAAGTCCGGTACCGTTATGAACAAAAGGGGCGTAGTTTACATCTCCGGAAAGTTCCATAGGATCAATACCTATCGTAATATTGTATTTACGACCGGATTTGATAACATCTCCGGTGGTAATAGAACTTTGCAGGTTGCCGGTATCTCCAATAGGCACAGAATCCTTGGCAGCTTGTGCCAGTATTTCCGCAGCTCCTTCCAAAGCTGCGGAAAGGT